TACCACCTTGAATACCATCAGTACCTTGTGGACCCTGAGGACCTTGAACACCTTGAGCGCCAGCACCTTCAGGACCATCACCACCTTGAACACCCTGTAAACCTTGAGTACCTTGAACACCTTGAGCGCCGATTCCTCCGCCGGCACCTTGTAAACCTTGAGCACCTTGGATACCAGTACCACCAGTAGCACCCTGAGGACCTGCCGAACCAGTGGCACCAATGTCACCAGTTCGAGCAAATGTAATTGTAACATCTTCACCATTTGCGAACGATCCGTTTCCACTCACAAAGTCACAGTTGACAATGAAGTATCCACCTTGGTTAACCGTTCCGCTAATAGTAAAGATCTTGAAGTCTTGTGGTGCAGACTTCTTAGTAATCTTAAAGTGACCTTTAACAGGGCTTGTACTATCATCAATAGTAAGTAAGAAAGGCTCAATGTTAACGAAGTTATCGTCACGATCATCAATGAACATTGCTGTAATGTCAGCATCAGTTGTATCATTGACCTTTAACTTACCGAAGCCCGGATCAGCATTGTTTGTTGTATTGTCGAATGTGTAGTCGAATGTTACACCACCAAACGAACCATCGGCACCCTGAATACCTAAGTCACCTTGTACACCTTGTACACCCTGTACACCAGCACCGGTAAATCCTTGTAAGCCTTGAGCACCCTGAGGTCCTTGAGCACCCTGCACACCAGCAGGTCCGCGTGGGATAAATGAGATTAGTGTTTCTGCTGAGTGAGATGCAGCAACCGCGGTCCAAGATGTCGCATTACCATCAACGTAATTAACGTCAAAGTAACCGTAATTCTTAGAACCTGAATCCCAAGACCAGTTTGTAACTTCGTATACGAGCCAATGGTGTCCGCCAGGTCCTGTTCCGCCGGGGCCTGCACCTGCCTGAATTTTTAAATAACCTTTTACGGTACCAGGTTGATTATCAATGAAGTCTAAGAAGTCATCAATTTCTGTATCGTATTGGTCGAAAGGAACATCGTCAAGTGTTAATAGGTCAGCCAGTGTTGTGTTTGCATTATTCAGTTTCCAGTTGTTGGTGCCTGGGTCTGTTCCACCCAGTGTGTTAGAACTCCAATTCCACTTGAAGGTCATTCCACCATATTCACCTTGGTCGCCCTGGAAGCCGCGCCAACCCTGTAATCCTTGAGCACCTTGGGTACCTTGCGGTCCTTGCATACCTTGGATTGCTTCACCTTGTACGCCTTGGATACCTTGTGTACCCTGCATACCCTGAACACCTTGTGGTCCTTGCATGCCCTGGATTGCTTCACCCTGAACACCTTGGAGACCTTGCATTCCCTGAGGACCCTGTGGTCCTTGCATACCTTGAATAGCTTCGCCTTGAACACCCTGTAAGCCTTGGAGACCTTGAGTACCCTGCGGTCCTTGAGGTCCTTGGATACCTTGGATTGCTTCACCTTGTACACCCTGAAGGCCCTGTAAGCCTTGGAGACCTTGCAATCCTTGAGTACCCTGCGTTCCTTGAACACCTTGAGCACCTTGTAAACCTTGGAGACCTTGCATTCCCTGAATACCTTGATCACCAGTTCTGACAAACGAGATTCGGAAATCAGTAGCATTAGGATAGCTTTGGCTAGGCGACATTGTATCAACGTCAATGAGATACCAACCTGAACCAGCGTTACCATTCAGAGCACCACCAGTAACCTCGAACAGGGCATAATTGTAAACGTTTGAAGCGTCTGCTAACTTTAAGTAACCCTTATTGCCTGGGTTAGTTGATGCAAAGAAATCAGCAATTAAGGCTGCAATTTGTACACTGTCAGCATCTTCAACATCAAAGTAAAGTTGAGTAGAGTTACCGAAGACAGAATTGTTACCTTTTACAAAACCAATGCCGGGATCTGATGCTGTCGTGTCGGTAGCGTCATATGTAAATCTAAATGTAACTCCACCGTAAGCACCGGTAAAGCCTTGGGTACCTTGAGCACCCTGTAATCCTTGTGTTCCCTGAGTACCTTGAGAACCAGTTACACCTTGAGGTCCTTGTACACCCTGTAATCCTTGAACACCTTGTAGTCCCTGTGGACCTTGTACACCTTGAACGCCTTGAGGACCAAGATCACCTTGTAAACCCTGAACACCTTGTGGTCCACGGAAACCTTGGATACCTTGGTCACCTGCAATACTAAATGCAACAACCAAAGGTTGAGAAATAAACGTGCCTGGATTGCCTGGAAGATCTTCTGCAACAAAATGTTCTTTAGCAGCAGAACCAGAAACGTATGTGACATCGAGTTCCCAATATGATCCATCATCAACCATTGTTTGAACGGTAAAGATAACGTATCTTGAAGGTTCATCGCGTCTTGTAATTTTTACGAATGCTTTATTTGCGGATGTAGACTGAGATACAGCAGTGAGCAAAGGCTCAATGTCATTGTTATAGGTATCATTTTCGCTGATATAAAGTTTAGTTACAGCACTAAAGTCGTCAGTTGGATTTGATTGACCGTTAACTTGGAAGAATCCGCCGGGAGGAGCAGGAAACTCTCCACTCGTGTTCATCATTCCAAAGTCTATAACACCACCTGAGTCTGTACCGTTATATCCTTGTAAACCTAACTTACCTTGGATACCGGTGAAACCTTGCGTACCTTGAACACCTTGTGTTCCCTGAGTACCTTGAATACCCAAGTCACCTTGAATACCTTGTGTACCCTGAACACCTTGCGGTCCACGTCTACCTTGAACACCCTGTGTTCCTTGGAAGCCACGGAAACCTTGAAGACCTTGAGTACCCTGCGCGCCCTGGAAACCACGAACACCACGATAACCCTGAACACCAGTATTACCGGTTGGTCCTTGAGTACCTTGTGGTCCTAGATCGCCTTGTAAACCTTGAATCCCTCTGAATGAACCAATGTTTATCCAAGCGGCTCCGTCATAAATCCAGAGCTCATCATCGGCTTCATCAATAACACCGTCACCGGTATTGGGAGTTGCAAATGCTGCGTTTAATGTTGCTTGAGGATCACCGCCTGAGTCAACATCTGGTACTGATCCGACAATAGTAAAGCCAGGACCATACTCACCCTGAGTACCTTGAACACCTTGTATGCCCGGTATACCTTGACCAACCGAAACAACTGGATCTGATCCAAATACCATGATACTAAATGCACTTGCACCAGATGGAGCGGTTGCAGCACCATTGTCATCATAGAACGAAGCTTCAAATCCGTTGACTGTTTTACTTTGAATCGAAACTAACCGGCTATCGTCATTCAATTCACCGTCAGTAATAACAGTATAATCTGTGTCAGGCTGAGCGGCATCGAAGGTAAAGTCTGCGGTCCCAGCAGCTCCATCCCAGTTGGACATTGAGATTCCAGTACCTGAGATATCTGCTGTTTGGCCTACTCGAATAAATGCGAATGGAAGGATAGCATTAACTGCTCCTCCTGTCCCTGCGCCTGCTAGTTCTACCCAAGCAGTTCCATCGGAAAAATATACCTTATCGTTATCGGCATAAACGAGAGCGCCCTCGTGGACGACAGGATCTAATGTAATCGGAAACGCTTGCGGCGTTCCGAAGCCTATTAGCTTACTTCTTCCTGTTAGTGTGCCGAATCTATTGGCCATTTAGTATTTCTCCGTGATCCTTTATTATACTATATATGTTGTTTAAACAACGTCATCTTCTTCTGATTGTCCAAGTGTGAACGATAGGGTACTGTGAATCGCAAAGCTTACGGAAGCTGATGCTTGTAGTATGTCTCCAGTTTTTAGAAATTGACCGTTCAATGGCAAAGGAACTGTGTCATAAGCCGGAACAGGTAAATTTTTAACAATGTGGAAAAACTGGTTTTCTACGTTTCTATATATTTCAACATCAACAGTAACCGTGTTTGCAGTTGTGTTACACAGGAGCAATGGAGAAATAACTTCGCCAACACCCGGCTCAACAGTAGTACTACCACCAAAGACTAATTCAGGTACCTCATAGTTAGGTACATTCATTAGTTCCTTCGCTGTAGTTTCAAGTATTAAACTACTGTATACCGGTTTCGCGTCTGGCGCCTGACTGGTAGTAATTGTTGCCATTTTTTTCTATCCTATTTAAAGTGACGCTCTACTATTAGAAGCACGTCTTGCAAGTTTTCTTACAGATGATGTAAATGGTCGTCCTTCAATTCGTCCTGTACGACCGTTAATCCTTAATCCTCTTGCAAAGTACTGGTTGTTCAATTCATCCGCACCTGACCATCTGATACGTCCACCATCTTCATTCAATACCGAAGCGATAGCAGAGATTGGCTGACCTAAGTTTCTAAAGTTCAGTGGCAATGCGTTTCTGTTAACACCTGCCGATGCACCGTTGAACTGGTGAGCAATGGATTCAACCAACGATCCGAAGATCAATGTTTCTGGTCTTACCACGTTATCAATCAAACAATCATTAAACAATCCGGCAATCATTGCTGAGTGAGCCGCGTCAGGTGAAAGGTTACTAATCATGTAATCTCTCATTCGTTCCCATGCACCTACGAAGGAATCTAGAAGTTCAGTGTTATTAGGACCATCGTATCTCCAATCGTTGATTGTAGGATCCCAATAATATATATCACCCTCGTAGTGACTAACCGCCATGTTAGTAGCAACGATATATGCGTGGTTTGGTTTTTGACCAGTGACCGATGCTAGAATACCGCTACCAACAGGACCTTGTAAAGAACCTTGATACTTCAAGCCCCGAGTAGTTGAGTTGAATACTGGGAATGCATGTTGACCTTTGTAATCGAAGAACGATGATGTAAAGGTTCTTATTGCATTCTGAGCACCAACCGCAATACTACCAGTGTAAGATGGTGAATTAACTTCTGTGCCATCCTCATACTTGAAGTCATTTGCTATTGCTTGAAGCAAGTTAGATGCATCGCGTCTAGTAAGAGGTAAGTTGATAAATCCGTATTCAGCACTTACATATCTTACGGTATCAGCAGCGAGATTAATCTTATTCTCACCGATGATAAACTGAGCACCAGTAAACTTGTCTCCAGCATAAGCGTAATCAGGTTCTTGCTTAGCAGGTAAATACTTCGTATCTTTATTTATCTGAGTCAGATAGAATACATTTGCAAGCTTTTCAACTTTATCAGCTTCAACCTGAGTACCAAGCTCGCCTTTAGCAACCTGTCCTGCATACTTACCGAGAACGATATCTTTACAAATTACACCAAGCTGTCTATAAGACTTAGCAGTTGCTTCACGTTGATTTTCTGGTACTCGATACTCGTTATTCCAGAAGTAGAAGTCTGCATTCCAACGAGAAGCGATGTTACCACCATAGTTCAAGTCATAGCTGAATGCATCGAGTAAGTAACCAACATCTCGGAAACACTTGGCTCGGTTATAATCAAGAGCATTAAACTCAGTGTTGATAAAGTGTACCAAGTCATTTGCTAGATGATCGACATTATCTTCGATTTGCTCTGCAGCTCCAATTAACTCAGAGTTGACCCAAGAAAGATCAGGTCCTTCAAGCCCTGGTAGTGCATCAGTTGAATTTGCTCGAATAACATCTTCAACAATACCGATGAGAGACTGTGCAGCCGCTGCTTCGGTAGCTGTTCCCGGTGTTCCGAGGAACTGTTGATAAGGACCGTTAGCAAGTGAATCAGCATCAGCCGTTACGAATGTATGAGCAACTTGGCCTGTTCCGCCCGTTCCTACATTCATCGTAATCGTAGTACCCTCTACAGCAGTAATTGGGCATCCTCTGTTATAGTATGGGTGATGTGATTCTGGTGACCTATGATTCTGGTTACCAGAGCCCATGTTGCAAGAGAATACAATACTTTCAGGGGCAAACCATACAAGATCTCCAACCTTAAAGTTGTTGCTTCCGATCGTTGCGGTAAATACTCCAGATGCTGGATCGTAAGTTGCATTAGTTGGAGTGTAAGTTGTAAACTGCGATACATCATTTTCTTGAACGACTTGTGACATTACAAGACCGAGGTAATCGTAAATGTCTGCAGTTTGCTTACGGGTATCTGCTGGAAGTACACTTACTCCATTTTCGAAGTAGATTCCTGCAGATTGTCTAGAAGCAAAGTTTCCGCCATATTGAACGTCGTGTGATACAGCATCAATTAAGTAACCGATGTCTCTTCGACATTTCGCTCCTGGGAAGCCTAATCCATTTTGAACTGCGGTCAAGTATGTAAGTACATTATCTGCTAGAGCAGGTACAGCATCTTCAACCGCTTCCTTACCAGCAATAACTGTTGGTGATTGCCATGTTTGTAATGGATCGACTCGAGTTGGGAATGTAGCATAAGATCCAGTCTCAACAACATTGGTAATAATCATACCTAATGCTTTTGCTCGAGTAGCGATCATTGGGTTACCAGCAACATTACCGAGTTCTTGTCGATATGGATTTGAAACCTTAATGATAGCATTTGCTTTAGCACTTACAAATGAGTGAGCCTGAGTGTATCCACCGGCAGGTTCAACATTAACTGTAAATGTAGTTGCAGTAACAGCAGATACTCGAAGTGGCTTACGATAAACAGGATCTGTTACTCGTGGATGCGAGATCTCAACGGCTGGGTTATTACACTCAAATGTAATACCTTCCTTTTCGATAACAATGTAATCACCAAGACTTAATGTGTGTGGTGCCAAAGTAGTTGTTACCATTTCACCAGATACTGGATCATAAGCAACTGTACTTACACCGAATCGATCAAGTGGTCGTAATGGAATTTCTTGACGTTGTACAATCTTCTCGACCAACTCAGACATGTGAGTAAAGGCAAACTTAGAAGCTTCTCTCTGTTCGAGTGGCAGAGTATTAACTGCGTTATCAAAGTAGAGTTTAGCATTACCTAAGGTTGCTGCATTACCACCATACTGAATATCATGTGAGATTCCATCCAAGATGTACTTGGTATCTCTTCGACATTTGTCTTCGCTATAAGGAAGAATCTCGAAGTACTCAGCAAGGTGAGCATAAAGACCATCTTGTACGCTTGGGATTACAGCTTCCAACTCAGTGAATGCGGTCTTGAATTCATCGACATAAGCATTAGATGCACTGTTTGGTTCTTCCAAAGCAGGCATACTTTCAAGTGAGTTATTTGATATTGCATTAGCAACTACAGAGAATAGTCTCTCAACTTCATTACCAACCGCTAGACCAGCACTACCTGAGTCTCTATTCTGTGTAGCACTGTTTGAGCTAGACTTAAGTCCCAGTCCATCGACATCTTGATCTTGTACGATGTACTTAGCAACCTCTGCAATGTGGATGAATGTTTCAGCGGTCTTAGCTTGTTGATCAACCGGTAATACACTTACAGCATTCTCGAAGTAAAGTTTAGCATTTCCTCGAACTGCTGAGTTACCGCTGTGGTAAGTGTCAAAGATTACACAATCTGTTAAGTAACCAACGTCCCTCTCACACTTAGCAACATCATAAACATATGAAGGATAGTTGTCAGCAAGGTAAGCAGTGATTTCAGCCTGCATGAATGCTTTGTTATTCTTTAACTGTTCCCGAGCATTAAGACCATTTAGACCACGAGAGCTTGATGGACCGAATACAATATTATCAGCGGCTGTTTCACCGTTGGTCATAATGTCGATAAGCTCATTGAATGAATTCAGAGTCTTTGTCTTAGCAGTAGGATCGGTTACAGCGGCTACCGCAGCATCTCGAGTATATTCAATTGCAGAAACAGTTTCTGTTAATTGTTCAGTGATTACGTTATCAGCTAATTTCGTACCAATTCGATAAGCTAATCCATTGAATACCGCATTAAAGTTTGAATCGGTTAGAACATCTCGCTTAACTGCATTAATCAGAATTGCCATATCTCTGTAGCACTTTTCACCATCGAAGGTGTAGTAACGCTCTCTCAGATATTCAACAACGTCTTCAGCAATAAAGTCCTTGTTCATTTGGATTTGCTTACGTGCCACAGTCCTATTAGGATCAACTGTTGGGTTGGTAGCTTTAGGAATGTAATCAGCAGTCTTATCATCTACAAGGGCAGCAACTGCTTGGATCAAGTCATGTACCGCAGTACCGGTAGCAGCAGGAGCGGCTGTACCACTTGTATCCTGAGCTGGTACATTAGCAGATGAAGGAGTGATTGCAGTTTCTGTTACGACCTTTTCAGCAACATCTGCTAATCTCTCGAATGCCAATCGAGTTGGAACTCGTTGTATTTCTGGTAAAACATTAATAAGTGTACGTAGACCAGAAACGTTAGCAGTTGGATACTCTTCAGCAGTATCTCTCATTTGTCCTTTTACTTCAAGAGGAAGAACGTTAACGCTTCGTAGTTGCTCGTAATCACCGGATGTTTCATCATCACGTGAGAAGTAGAATGCAGCAGACTCAATAGTAGAAGCATTGCCACCATACTCAATATCCTTAGATACCGAATCGATGATATGACCAATATCTCTGAAACACTTAGCCTTGTTATATGGAAGACCGTTGAATACGTTGATGATGTGTTCAATAACATCAGTTTGAAGGTTTTCAGTCTTACCATCCATTCTAGCAACGGCAGTCTCGAATCCAGCTTCAATGGTAGGTTCAACATAAGAAGGTAACCAATCAAGTGTGTCAGCTTCAATTGTCTTAGTGACAACCGTAACAAGATCACGACCTTTATTACCTAGGATGATTCCTAAATCTCCACCTGAAACATCCTGTGTTTGAACGTTTCCTGTTGTAGGTGTAATTGCAATTGCTCGAATAACCGAGTAGCAAACTTCAGCAATGTATTCCCAAGTTCGAACGGTTGGAACAACTTGATCTTCGGGTAATACAGCCATTGCGTTTTCAAAGTAAAGTCTTGCAAAGTTAACCGCACCAGCATTTGATCCGTGTTGAATATCCCAAGAGATTGCATCAATCATGTATCCAGTATCACGAAGACACTTAGCAGTATCATAAGTAAGATTTGGATAAGTGTCAGCGATATGTGCTACTGTTTCAGCTTGGATAAACGTCTTGTTTGTCTGTAGTGCAACTCGAGCATTAGCATGAGCTACATCAACTGCATTAGTACCCCAAACAATCGTATCAGCATTACCTGAACCGTTTGATAAGATGTCAATGATTTCGTCGAAAGCATCGTTGCTTCGAGTTAAAGCAGTACCTGTAAGTTCTTCACTAACCTCTGACTTGAGGTAGTTGATTGCACCAACAGTTTCTGTGAGCTGGTCATTAACGACCTTGTCTGCACCTACGGTTCCAATTCGATATCCCAATCCCATGTAAATTGCAGGATAGTTAGAACCAGTAGCAACCGAACGTCTTGCTGCATCAACAATAAATCCAGTATCTCGAGAACACTTATCACCATCAAATACGAAGTATTGAGTATCAAGGTATTCCATGATCTCAGTCTGAATCATGTTTCGATTTGCTTGGAGTTGCTCTCTAGCCAACTGCCCGGCTGTATTGGTTGTTACCTTTATGACCGCGTCATTAGCCACACTCACGAAGGTGTGAGTCCCTCCAGATCCTGTACCTACATTGACAGTAATATTGTTTCCTGCAACGTTTGTAATCTCCATTGCGGTCTTGTAATTACCATCTCCAACTCGTGGATATTGATGCTCAGTAGCATTACTATCCAGAGAACAGGTGTATGTAAAGCTATATGGTGTAAACTCAATACGATCACCAATTGCCAAATCATGGTCAGGAATAGTAACAACACTGACTCCAGTTGCAGGATCGTATGTAGCAGTTGTTGGTGTGTAGTAGTTCAAGTAAGATGATGGATCAGTCCAAACGAGTGGATCAGCAATGATAGCACCAACATCAGCACTTACAAATGTATGAACACCGGTATAACCTCCACCAGCACCGACATTCATAGTAATTGACGTCGTAGTTACCGCGGTAACTAATACTGGTTTCTTATAGAATGGGTGGTGTTGCTCTGGACTTGCATGATCTTCTGGACCATTACCGTTGTCACAACTAAATACTACACTCTCTGGCTTGATTTCTACATAATCACCAACCTGGACGTTGTGCTTTCCAATTGAAGCAACGAAGACACCAGTGTTAGGATCGTAAGTAGCATTTTGTGGAGTGTAAGTACCTGAGTAACCAAACTCTTTAACACAGTCAGCGGTAGCACTCACAAATGTGTGTACTTTATCTGTTCCTGCAGGACCAATGTAGCAAGTAAATGTAGTAGAAGATGTCGCAGTAATCTTGATCGGCTTACGATAAACTGGATCAGTTGGCCGTGGATGAGTAATTGAAACTGGGTTACCACCTTCATCTGGGCATGTAAACGTAATGCAAGAATCTGCAAGTACAATTTCTTGGCCGGGCTGAAGATCATGATCACCAATTGTGCTAATCATCATTCCTGTTACAGGATCATAAGTTACACCAGTTGGTGTATATGTCTTTCCGGTATTATTAACAATGTCAACAAGTTGACGGAACGAGAGATCTGCTTGAGTAGATTCAGCATTACGTCCGACCGAAGTAACTTCAGAGATAGCATTAGCAACAGATGATACAAATGTATGTGGGAACAAGCCTGTTCCACCAGTACCTACATTCATAGTAATTGTAGTTGCATCAACCTCGGTAACCAAACATGGCTTACGATAGAATGGGTGGTGAGCTGCTGGTGAAGTATGGTTAGTAGCACCACTTCCCATGTCACAACTCATTGTAATACCGTTATCTGCAAACCAGACATAATCGCCAGGTTCTAAACTGTGAGTTCCTACCGTTGCAACAAAGATTCCAGTATTAGGATCGTAAGTAGCATTGGATGGAGTAAACTGAGCACCAAACTCAACACCAACATTGTCGGTAATTTCTTGTCGTGTATTAAACTGGAGATCTTCAATTGCTGCAACAGTCTGTGGCAGTTCATTAAGTATGGTTGACTCACCAGTTTTCTGACGATAAGCGATACCAGCTTGAATTGCGTTATAGTTACCACCGGTAACCATGTCACGCTGTACGGCAGGTAAGATGTAATCTGTTACATCCCTACGGCAAGCGATGTTATCGTAATGGAAGTAGTTAGTATCGATATAATTCAATACCGAATCTTGCATAAACTCTCGGTTAGCTTGAAGTAGCTTACGAGAATCTCGTCGAGCTTCCAAAATACCAGCGTCATCAGAGAATGTAATTTCAGCACCAAGTACCGAGATAGCATTTGGTAAAGCTGATACGAAGGTGTGGGCTTTATCGACTGTTGCTACACCAGCATTAATTGTAATAGTGGTTGCACCAACATCTGTAATTTCACATGGTGTGTTGTAGCATGGATCTGGACGACCTGCTCCACCCAATGCTCGTGGATGTGCGATTTGACCAATGCTTCCATCACCTTCACAAGCAAGAAGAATACTTTCTGGCTTGAATAGTATCTTATCACCTGGTTCTAAATTATGAGTACCGATGGTCATTATCATAACACCGGTAATGTGATCGTAATCTACACCAGTAGGAGTAAATGTAGCACCGTTAGCTCGTAGTTGCGTAATAATTTCATCGAAAGCACCATCGACTCGAGCTGAACTAATGTAAGAGTTCGCATCAAGAATTTCGTTAGTACGATCTTTCAGGAATCGGTAAGCACCAATTGTTTCATTTCGTTGCTCACCTATAACCTTAGATGCAGATGCCATGTAGTATGCATTACCGGCGGTTACTGCATTATAGTTTGTGTCAAGAAGCATGTCATTCTTAACTGCTGGCATGATGTAGTCAGTAGTATCTCTACGGCATGCAACACTATCATATGAGTAGAACTGATCGTTATTGTCGATCCAGTTGGTCAACTCAGTTTGAATGAATGTTCTATTATCTTGGAGAAGTTCCCGAGCTGCAGTTTGTTCAACAGATGTTGGTACCCAAGTAATTGGGTTAATGTTTTCTTCACCGTATTGAAGAACATTGTACAGTTCTTGCATCGAGGTATTTGCTCGTGCTACAATTGCTGGATCACCTTCGAAGAGATCTTGCACTCGAGCTTGCATGTACTCGTTAGCACCAAGGGTTTCTTCAAGCTGCTCGCCTGGGACTACATATGAAATTGGTGAACGGTAAGAAATACCTGCTAATCGACCCCAGTAGTTACTATCAAGAGCAATGTCATATCCAAGACCATCGAGGATAATCTTAGAATCTCGCTCACACTTATCAGCATCATATCCTTTATAACCCAGTCCGCCCGAAGCAGTATTTGCAGTTATGAAGTCGACCATGTCGTCGATGATAAGTGGCTCATTTGCTTCGATAGTGTCGGCAAATGCTGTGTTACCAAATATGTTAGCAGCGCTAGTAGACTTAGGAGCAAAGAACCTTGTGGTACCTTTTGCTCGCATTGAGATGTCACCGAACTGAGTACCTGAGTTGTTCAATGTCATTTGTCCGCCGTTCAAGGCGTAGAATGCAATACGTACGAAGATTGACAGAGAACCAATACCGTTTACACCAGCACCATCCCGTGCTACATAACCGATACCGTTCTGAGTACGAGGTGTGAAACCAAAACATAGTACATATGTATATAGTGAATCTGGATCTAGAACTCTTCGGTCTGCAAGTACACAACCACCACCTCGACCTACCAACCTGTTAGGGAAGTCATCAATACCGATCGACTCAACAGTACCTGTTCCGCCTGATTCACATTGTACGGTATCACCTACCGCAAAACCTCGATTGTTCTTAAGGTTTCGTACTCGAATCTTACGATTTTGGTTGACGTCACGATCAATACCCTGAGCTGCATCCATGCTGTCATCCCAAGAGAGATAACCAACTGCACCAGATGAGAATGTAACTTCATCACCTTCTTGCCACAACGACAATGCAGGGTTAGCATTTTGTCCTGTCATGCCAACTTCAAGTGTAAACTCTCTACCAAGGTCAGCTAGTGTACCTTTGGTGTTGTATGGGTTAAGAGGTGGTTCAACATCAGAACGAACAAAGTTTGAAAGCTGAGTTGAGTCTCTCAAGTATGGAGAACGAAGTAACTTAGCGCCTGGTCGATAAGCAACCGCGAATCCACCTTCTGGGAAATCGAAGTTATCGATCTTCCAGTTCATGTAAGAGAAGCCCTGTACATAACAACCAGAACCTACTAGAATCGCATTGTTATTTTCATAACCTGGAAGTGCTTCAATAACCGTGGCATACTGACCAGATGTAGAAGTAACCGAACAATCATCCGGCAACATCAAGTTACCCTTGGTGTAATATGTTCCTGGCCCTGCAGAAATATGAACTGAGTTGTTTAAAGCATTTCGATCAAATGATCCACCAGCCTTTTCTAAACAAAGCTCAAACGCTCGTTCCATACTTTGAACTGGCTGTAACAGAGTTCCTGGGTTGTCATCATTACCTGATGCAGCATCAACGTGAACTTTAAGAGCCTGTGCAGTACTCTTCGATACTTCGTCAAATAATTGACTGTAAGAAATTTGTTCTGTTTGACCTGTCTTTTCGTTCTTAATAGCAAAGTAGCTATCTTGATCAAGAGGTGGCTCAAACTTATCATTGAGATCCATGTCAAAGTCGACAAGAGTAGAATCCTTAACGATACCATTGTCGAACGTTGACTTAGTAACATCACCACTGTCGAACGTTGATCTTGTTTGACTAAAGCCATCAGCACTTGAACTCGTGATGGTCATGTTCTGAGCTACTACATTATCCATCGTTCCTGTAAAGGATGAATTAACAATTTCAGAATTCTGAATTGTACCTTGGTCAATTGTAGTATTGGTAAAGACGTTGTTATTGCCGGTACCATCAGAGAAGTCTGAGTTAATGATTTCAACATTATCAAGATCAGACTGAGTAATTGTAACGTTGTTTGCTGTTGAATCTTCAATTGCGCCATCTGTAAACGTTGAATTAGCAATTTCTAAATTATCAGCAGTGCTATCGGTGATTGTAGAATCATCAATAGTAGAATTTGTAAGTACTACATTATTACCAGTACCGTTATTAAATTCAGAATCAGTTATAACAACGTTGCTTGCAACCGAATCTTCAATTTCACCGTTCGTAAAGACAGAAGTATCAATGGTAGATCTGGTAAGTACTACGTTGTTGCCGGTTCCGTCATTAAACTGAGAATCAGTAATAACTACGTTATTTGCGGTAGAGTCGTTTAACTCAGAATTTGTAAGTACTACATTGTTACCGGTAGAGTCAAAGATCTCTCCATCAGTAAACTCGGAATTTGTTATTACAATATTGTTAGCAGTGGAATCTTCAATCGACCCATCATTAAATTCAGAATTTGTTATTACAACATTGTTTGCTGTACTATCATTAAGTTCTGAATTCGTGAGTACAACATTATTACCGGTTGAATCATTAATCTCGCCGTCGTTGAACTCAGACTGAGTAATGATTACGTTGTTTGCTGTAGAGTCGTTAATCTCACCGATATTAAATTCGGATGAGGTAATGATTAAGTTATTAGCATCCGAGTTCGTAATGACAGTATCGTCAATCGTCCCTCGTTCAAAGTTAGTATCTTCGATGTCAGAATTGTCGATAATGACTCGATCAATGCGCAGGTCGTGGATGAACGCGCCGGAAATGTCTCCGCCGGTAATCGTGATCCGATCAAATACCTCGTACTGAATGGCCTGTACGAGTTCTTTACGAGTGATGTTTGATGTGCCATCATCACCTTGTACCAGATTGACAATAACAAATAGATCTTCTGATCTAGTATTATCACCGGTAATCGGAGGTAATTCTGAAATCTTCGCCATCTAGCCTTTCCTTTTTACTTTATATTTATAAGACCATTATTGGACTAATGTGACTATTCGCTTGGTAAGCGACTTTCTAAAACTTCTACTTTTTCTTTCAATTCTTTAATTGCTTCCAATAGTAGAGGGATAAGGCCATTGTAGTTCACGCCTTTATACACTCCATCATTTTTTTGTATATCATAAATAACTTCAGGCAGGACTCTTTCAACTTCCTGTGCTATAACACCGGATTCGACAGTATCACTACCAATTTTATTAAATGTGTACCCATTCACCGACATAAGTTTGTCTAGGCTGTTGGGTATAATCATTAAATTTTCTTTTAATCGTTGATCAGATGCGGTAACAACGTTGCCCGATGCAGTAATGTTACCAGTAACCGTTAGGTTAGTATCGATTTGAGCGGTTCCTGAAACGTCAAGATCACCCAGAACATTAAACCCTCCAGTAGTCCACTCAGCAGTAGAGTACTCTGATCCTGCAAGTGTAACTCGTAGTTGTCCAACAGGATTCGCACCGTCGAGAGTTCCTCTAACATGTGCGGCATAGCCCGAACCTTCGAAACTAATCTTTCGTTGTTGTATATCTTTTGGCGTATTTAATGTAGTAATATCAGTACTAGCGTTATAGTTAACACTTACATTAGCAGGACCAACCCCAGGTTGAAGTGCACTACCGACTCGAGCATTTGTGAAGTAAAGATTAGTGGAACCTTCAGGAACGTCATCGGTATCAGAGAATTGAGATGCACCAACAAATGAGGCCGCAGTAACAGTTCCAGTACATACAATACTAGGAATTGTTAATACACCTGCAGTTGAAAGTTCAAACTTAACAGGAGCGACGCCAGTGTCGATAATAAAGTTTGAGTCGGCTTGAGTATCATCAATACCCACATCCCAACTAAAGCTTCCATCGGTGAAACGAACTTGGCCACCAGATGCAACGTTATTAAATATGGCGGCAGGATTAGCAGCAGATGTAATCTCAACGGGAGATCCGAATGCAACCGTGCCGGAACTTGATGCAGAGTTAATAAGATCAGTTTTAAGATCACCACCGTTACCTGCATCTACAACAAGATTATCAGCTGTAAAAATACCGGTTAGTGTAGCGTCTCCGTCTGTTGTATCCCCAGAGCCTGACGCAGTCATTACTTCGTCTTTGAATATGCCGACCATTTCATTAGTCTTAGCAAGCCAATTCTCAAACGTCTGACTGGTAGTTACTTCGGTTATTAGTGGTTTTGCCATTTTATTCGGATTCCAACTTTTGTATTCTGTCGTAAATAAGTGTTATGCTCTTCTTGATTTCTACAATATCATCATGGAGCCTGTCAACTTTACGGTAGTACTTACGCTCTACTTTATATTTATTCAGCGCTTCAACATCGGTATTGAGAACAGCACCGGTTATTGGATCTTTTTTACTTTGCATGATAAGTCTACCCCTAGGATAACGCTATGGCCCGGTAATCGTTTAATGTGGGAGCGTTGTGGATGTTAGGTGATAGCATATCAATGCGGATGGCAAACTTTCTAAATCCAGAGAAAGTACCAGCATTGCTAGTATATTGTAGTAGTCCATTAACATCCTTATCCGACTCAGCTACCTTATACTTGTACTCTTTAAAATCACCAATGTTAATATTTGAAGAGAATAAATTTACACCTTCAAACATTTCTAATTCTACCCATTCCATCTCACCAAAGCTCTGACCATCGTAAACATTCTGAGGCTTAATGTAAACCTTAATGTCTGTACCGTTAGGGCGATATGCGCTGATAGTTACTTCCATATCTTCGGCGTCAAGATCTTCAGCCAGTTCTACGCGGTTTGAAATAAACACCGCATCAGGATCAGATGCATCATTATTGATGTTATATTGATATGCGAATAGTTTAGCAATTTCGATATCAACCACAGGTGTAGATGTTACGTTACCGCTGTTTTCTAAGTTGACTGTAAAGTTGAATGCTTTAGTTTCATTAACATCGTTAGATTTACTATATACCATCACACCCTTTTCTGGGAAGTGAATGTTACCATTAAACTTTAAGCCTTTAGTGTAAGTACTGCTTACGTCTGCTGGTGAAACGAATGTTCCATCAAGAGTTGTAGTTGCAACAGTATCTTCTGTTTTCTGAATCATTGCTTGAACATAGCTTAGATTAATATCATCAACCGTTGTAATGTCAGCAGTCCTGCCACTGTCGAGTCCAACAATCTTAGTTGTTGCATCTGAAGGATTACTTGCTTGGAATACTCGTGATGGCTTAGCTGAACTGTGCTCGAGGTTCATAGTAAATGGTCTTAGTACATTATAGTAACTTATGTTACCTACCACCACTGCTGCACAAGTTCCTCCACTTACCGCAAACGATGTTGGCTTATTCACAGTAAGTTGCGATGCGGAATCGACACTGATAACTTTAAAGATATCTTTACGAGTAGCACCAGCATCATTTATTAGAATAAAGTCATTCTCGTTAAACGTATCATCGAGATCTGTACCGGTAATGATTGCTGTATTTATTGCCATACTTACAGTTGCAGATGTTGAGCCTGCAAAAGCCTTTTGCTGGTAAACAAGCTCACCGGTATTGAATCGGCCAGTAACATCGCTGATAGTCAAGAACTCACAATCATTTGCTGTCATTGTAATTGAACCAGCAGACTCGTTAAAGTTATGTCGATAAAGCTTGAACTTTAAATCTTCGTCTTGGTATGACTTCCAAGCACTGTTGTTTGTTGAACTAAATAGAACACCATCACCCCAGTCCTGTACAATAGCAGTTCCTTGAGTCGCTCCAGGCGTAAGATCATTTTGTCCGATTTGAGATATGAACAGCAAGTAGTTAGGATCGTTAGCATCTGCTTGTAATACTAATGCATATTCTTTTTCTACATCCAATCTTACAGGAGCTTCAAAAGTAAATGTAGTTGGAACCGAAGCGTCATCAGATGCAGCCCCTACCAAATCAGAAGGTAGTTTACGAGACTTCGAGAATGGAATGATTTCGTTTGTTGGGAAACCATTAACAACTTCTCGTATCTGACAGGTGATACCATTCTCTGTACTAACTCGCTTGAAGAATACATCAACCTGAGATAAGAATACTGTATTGCTTCCAGCACCCATACCTTTCTTAACAAAGAATGTTTGAGCAAGTGGATCACGACCTTCTGGTCTTCGAACAACATTTCGAACAGTGGTTGTCTTAGCTACATCAGCATCTGGCTTACGAGTTGTTTGAGTAAGAGATGTACGCTCCATTGAGAAGTTATAAGCACGGTATGTAACAAAACCTGTAGATGTTGCAGCTGAATTAATATTGTCGTAAGAATCAACATCCACAATATCTAATACGCGATCACCGACGAAGAATGTTTCACCAGGGATTGTAAAGACTGCACGTAATACACCATTTGCATCAGTAGATACTGCATCACCGTATTCGCCTAATCGCTCAACTAGGTTAACATCGTCAACAGCACTTCCTGGGATTACATTAGCATTAACGTCTGTCTTGTCGAAGAAGAAATAATGTTGAGTGTTTGGACGAAGACCTGACATATAGACCTTAACATCCCTGCCAGCAATAAATGGCTTGAACTGTACATTACTAACAAAGTCTCCAACAGGAACTGAAACGCTAGTATTCTCAGGCATTGAGATATCGATATCACGCTGAGTGGTAACTTCTCGGAATGTGCCGGGATTGTATCCATACCGACGGTTACGATAACGTGGGTGGTGCCATCCGCCGTGCCACCATCTGTTCCACCACCAATCACCACCCCAATATTCGCCAGGAACATATTCGTAACTGGTATCAGTAAGTGGTAGTACTTCTTGAATGTTATCAATGAGTTCGCTAAATGCTCCAGTCATATCAACATCAATTGTCACTGGATTGACCGTAGTGTCATAGTTCACGTCGTAAGGAGGTGAAATGTAACCGTTACCTTTGTACTGGTAGAAGTTGTTTGCACAAGTTCTAAAACCAGTTGCTGAAGGTTGGTCTATGAAAGCGACATTTGAATCTCGACCTAGTGTACCTACCTTAGCACTTGTGGCTGAAGGGAATAAGGAAGCGCCGGAGCTTGTCTTATATTTAAGATCAATAGGGAATTGCTTGACTGAAGGAGTAAGTACCTTACGACCATGCGGAATCGCTGCACTAAATAAAGGATCTTTAATGTTTGAAAGAGAAATATCATTGAATGGATCTACAATAAATCCATTTTTAAATCTGTTAAGTCCATTCTCATCGAGTACTCGCATATTTTGTGTATCAGATTCAAGCTGATTCAATGAGATGTAATAAGACATATTGTCGATTCTCTTTTCGAGAGAATGCATGTCTTTCATAGTAAAGTTTTTAACACCTGTACCCTTACAAGTAATTGCATGTGCTCGTTTATTTTGAGCATCAGCTGCTCGAGCTGATAGAGCTGGAAAGCCAGGGACTCGAACTTCAGCAACGGCAAACTCTTCTCGACTTACTCGTGGTGGTGTTGGGTTATCTTGCTCTTTACCTTTAAGAAGTTTAATTTCACCATAAGAATCAACAACAATACTGTCGATACGTGCTAAGTAATATTCGATGTCAGTTGTAATTGCTTGATCGACTGCAGGGATGAGAGGTGTACCGTGACCATCAGCACCAAAGGTAGTAACTGCACCACCTACGGTTCCAGCAATAATAGGAGCGGTTGGCCCGTCGTTTGCACCATAGTTTGCATTAGCTGCTTTATCTGCGACTGGTCTAAAGTCAAAGCACTCTCGTAAACTATATGAATCACCTGCATCAGCTACGTAAGCTGGAATATCAGATGGCTGAATTGTATTGGGATAACTGTTAATTGTAAAGTAGTAATCACCAGATGAACTAATTACTTTAAAGCACTTTAATTGAATAATCAATCGCTGGTTACCAGGACGTGGTCGACCTTGGATGTATTCAATATATGAAATATCGTAGTGAGTATCTTTTTGGTTATTATGCAGCTTAAAGCTCTTGGTGTAATCAGTTCCTAATGTGTCTTCGATACTAATAATTTCAAATACGTCTGGGAAACCAAGGCTATATTTGTTTTGGCCTAGGGTATGATCAACACGTACAAACGGTTCTTCTACTACCTTACCATAAGGCTCTACACCATCTGTGGAGCCAATCAAACGAACGTTATAGTAAACCTCTACTGAGCTCCAAGGACCTCCAGATGAATCCAGCTCAATCACCAGCTCACTGTTATTAGTCTGTGTGGTAGTTGAATTGATTGTTGGATAAGCACCACCTGCCGCAACAACCAATACGTCGTTATTATCACATACAAAGTCTTCACCTGGGCCTGCTGTAATCGTGATGACGTTTGTTTGAGCAGTTGCAGATACCTGTTGTCGTACTGGAATCAAAGTATCTGAGGTCGAGAATAAGCTTACCAAACCAGTGCGGAAAATGAGTGGCTTAAGTCCTACATTTCGAATTACATTTCCTACTGAAACAAATCCGTTTCCATCTGAAAGCTTAGCAATATCTTGTACTGCACCTACCATTACTACGTTTGTGATATAGGCTTTTGTAGGTGTAATGTTAATCGCTTGACAAGAACCGATAGACAAACCACCAGAATCTTGAATATCAACCGTTGCTCGATTTAAATCAATTTTACCACTAAAACCAGTAACATCAAGATAGTAACCATAAGCAGTTGATACCGCTTGGTTGGCTGCAGTTTCTGTTTCAGTTATTTGATCAATAGGGAAGGAGCGTTCTGCATTGTTCTCAACTCGATAACCTTTAACATAAGCAACACCGGTTCCTAACACTGCATGTGCTGATGCTGGTGTACCTGCTGCTGATCCTGAAGGAACAAGGTCATCTGAAATTACGTCGAAGTTATCAAGTACATAGTTACCTGATTCTTCATAAGTCCGGCGGGCCATCTCTTCACCGAGAACGTTATATTGAGAAACGTCTCGAATTGTTACTGCATTACCATTTTGGTATCGAATCAAAGAGAAAAATTCGACATCACTATTACCTGTTTCGCTATTAACAACGATAAGTTCTGGTGTAAGCTTAAGTCGATCAGCACCAGGAGCGTTTTCGTTAGCGGATCCATTTGCATTGTCGAAAAGTTGTGCATCTTCAAGAGCATTAACATTTCGCTCAGTAATCTTATAACCTACTGAAACGCCGTCTGGTACTCGATTGTATTTAGATACAACAAGTGTTTGCTCACCCGCAAATATAAAGTGACCTTTCTGGAAAATAACACCGGGTGCTGATTGAATACCAAATGAATCACCAACCGCATCATCCGATGGTAAAGAAATTACAGAAAGAGTAGGTGGTGTGACATCAGATGGAGCGAATACTTCGTCAGTAGTACCACGCTTATATCTAAATAAGGTAATATTAAGTGTATCACCTTTGTTGAATTTTTCTTGGCCTGGAATGGTGTTTAAGTAATTAATGAAGAATGTTTTCTTGTTAACCGGATCAGCGAGGAAACCGTTTGCTGCCTGGACAATGGCTGCTCGCAGACCTGCGGCATTACTTAAAACGTAAACATAATCGATTTCTACATCAATACCACCAATAGTTTCAATCTCAACTTTAGGGATATATGCTAAAGGATTAATGTCAGTACCACCAAGGGCATCATTTATTTTAACGAATTGCAGGCTGTCAAGGTTTGTAAAGTTACAACCTTTAATAACGCTTCCTTCTTTGAAGATGTTATCTCCAAATTGTTCAACCTGATTTTGAAGCATTGACTGAAGTTGAATCAGTTCGCGCGCTTGAACAGCAAATCCTGGCTTAAACAATACGCGATAGTATTGATTCTCGACGTCAAAATCGTCAAAGTATGGTGACTTATTAAGATCTGTGTTTATAGGCATATCTAATTAAATTCCTTAAAGTTCCAGTACAAACTTAAATTCTTCTCTAGAAAGGTCCGTTCTCGCAAGTGGGAAAAAGTTTTCCATGAAGTACACTTCGCCTGAGCGTTGTTGGTAGTTCGACATCACGATGTTGTCTTCTACTGGACTATTTATAGTAATTGTTTGACCTGTTATATTTCTAAGCGGTAAAGTAAGATCTAATGAAGTGTCACCGTCTCCTGTTGCTGGATTGTTAGGATAAGGTCCCATGTATTCAGCTAAATAGAAGGTATTATTATCTTCATCAACCTCGTGTACTACTCCTGAGAATGTTACTATATTACCACTACTTAGTTGTGTTAACACTGTATTTGCAGATACCTTATCTATATCATCAGTTGTAATTGCAATACGGTTATCAAAAATAACTGGAGTGGTATCATGAAAAGTTGGTTCTTTTACAATTCCTACCCCTGTGTAAGTATTGCTATCACCAATTTGTGTATTATCATCTGCTGTAATATAAGCATAAAGCATAAAGTGCTTACATTTAAATTCGTCAATAAAGTTATATCCGTGGCCGCCATCAGGTGTTAGCCTAGCTCGTAAAATACAACGAACTTCATCACTTCCAGATTGCCCTGGTCTAAAGTCAACTCGAGGATCTGTAACAGTAATTGTAATATTATGATAGCCGGTGCCTGGCTCAATTAATTGAATGCTTCGAATTTGGCTATCGACAATATTAGGTATTCCAATAGCACCTGTACCATCACCTTCAATCTTAACTTCTGGTAAGATTTTCCAAGAAGCGTTTTGAGTAACACCAGCTGCAACTGGATTTGCTGCACCTGTAATTAACTCACCACCAACTCGTATCTGAGCATTACCTGTATTCTTATTATAGAAGTAATAAGTGATTTTAAATATTCTTGTTGTTACACCATCAGGATTCGTTGTTATTAGATATTGCCCAGTATAATAATTTGTTGTTGGACTTACTACAGTTGAAGGATCAACAATAATAATACCAGTCGAATATGGACTACCTACTAAAGCACCACGCTCTTCTTTATATCCAAAGTTATCATTAGGATTAACAACTAATATGTCAGAGACTTGGCTACCTGTACTCGTAGGAGGATCGATAACATAATCGTCAACTAATGGAATATAACCAACAGCGTTGTATGCTTCGAATTGAAGGTCGGTAAGCTTATACATAAACTTCCAAACATACCCGTCAGCTGTTTCATATATTTGATTAGGAGTTGTTTCAGCCCAGTTAGGTGGGTTTGAAACCTCAGTTCGATCGTTATTGTTTAAGCATTTATAAACTCGATAGTCTCCAGTGTCATTATCGTTTGGACCGACAACGGCATAGAACTTAACACCGGTAAGATCAACTTGGTCGTCATACTCTTCGAATACTAATCCTTTCTGCCAAGGATAATACTTAATCATGTAATGCATATCGTTAGACGATATTTTCTTAGCAAACAGTGTTTTCTCTAAAAATTCATTTTTTGAAAATAAAGAATCCGAAGGATCGAACGGGCCGATTGACGACACAAAAAGATAGTAATCTTCGCTTGCTCTTGATTGTTCAAGGAAGAGTCTATTCAAGTCACTTTTTAGATTGGTGCTTAGAATCTCTGGCATGATTGCCCCGTTGTTCGATGCTGGTTTACTTTATTTATTATCATCCTCTATACCTCAATTGTCTTCTTTCTTCTAGGAAATACATTTCCACTCGCAGGCCTTTCTTTATGTCGAGGTGCAAATGCTGCGCCATGATTCATGTACTTTCCCGGTGAATTACGAACAGCCCACGGAACATTAATCATTTGAGTAGTATTCCCGTGTAAATCAGTAATGTCACTGCTGCCGTTTTTAAAATCGTTTGCGTAAATGCTATAAACATCTGAGCTGGGACCATCTAGGTACTGGACAACTTTTTCACCGGCCGACCCTTGTGTAGTATCGGTTTTTGTGTTATATGCAGTTATGATCCAATTGGTGCTTGAGAAGTCAACGCCCCGTACAATATTTTTGCTATCATTTTGTATTTGCTCTTTAAGTTGAGCTATGCTTGGATATGTTCCGCGCTTCAAGTAAAAGTCATCTATCATTAAGGCCGCAGCCCCAGCAGCCCTAGGTCCTGCACAACTCGTTCCACCAAATCCTGACCATGTATAACCATTTTGATCAGTAGTTTGCTTTGAGCCAACTGGGTAACTACTAAATGTGTTAGACCCCGGAGCTGAAATGTCTATGCCCGGTCCTCTATCACTAAAACCATCTAAATAAGGATACAACCGGGATGTAGTCGCCGCTGCAACTGTGATCTCGTTTGAATAGCATCCTCTCCAAGAGCGGTTAGGATAAAATTGTTCATAACCAGAACCGAGCGGGCCTTCTCCTTCATTAACAGCAGTTAAATTAGCTAAAGTATATCGGCTAGATGAAATACCTATTGATATGTAACTTTCCCCTGCAGCTACACTTAACTGGTTATGCCAATGCTGATGTTCTGGACCTACCTCACCTGCTATTGCATTATTGCCAGCACTTTGAAAATAATATATTCCGCCGACAGTATCGTAGTTATCTAAGATAGTGTCAAATGCTGTATCTCGAATGTCACGGTTATATGGTATCGTCCACTTAGCTGTACTGTCAGAAGGATCTACTATTAAACGAGGAGCGATATTAGCATTTGCAAAAGGTCTTAAATCACCTTCCCAGCTAGTTGAACTCCACGAAGTGGCTACTATCGCACCTATCATTCCAGGGTGTAATGTACACCTATACTTAAGAAGAGTTGAGGTGTTTGCAGGCACTGTAATAGTAACCGTAGCAGTTCCTTGACCTGTAATCCACGAGTCAGTCCTTACTTCTAAGGTCGAGTGGTCAATAATTTCGATAGGATGAGAACCTACACTACTTGCGTCTAAAACAACCGTGTCACCGGCTTTTAAAACTAGCGTGGGATTATCTTGACTAGCTAAAACGCTGCCAGTTGGTCGGTAAGTACCTCGGTCATATCCTTCAAAACGATAAGCACTTGATCCGTTAGCAGTCACTTTATAGTTAAATGTTGCTATTTGTGGATCGCCTCGGTTAATTGTTGTAGGCGAGTCAATGGGATTTCCCAGCGCATTGTTTGGCCCATCAGGATAATACGTTATAGCTTTAACTTTATCTACTGGGATACCACCATTCATCCCATCAGTTACATAAACCCAAGCTCCAGTTACAACAGTTGCATTACGTATACCAGTGTTAGGATTAACAGGTTTACTTTGATGCCACGCTAATACTGCATTCATTGCTTCAGCAACACCGTCGCCCAAATATACGACTCTTAAAGATGCGTTAAAAGCCCAACCAGAGGCTTTACCACCTGTAGCACTTAATACACCAATCGCGTGAGCGCTAAAATATTCAGATCCGTTATCAACTTGGTTAAAGCTCACTAAGTTAGGTTCGTAGTCTTCCCAGTTCATTGGAACAAACCTTGATGTACCCGAGTTAGCTCCCAATCCGCAAAAGTCTACATGTGGACTATTGTGCCAGCTATCATAAGAGGTTGTTGGTGATCCTGCTTCAACAGCAACAATATCTACATATTCACCTGCGTAGTTTTGTATTACTTGACCGTCGAAAAAAGGGTCTTCAGTCGTCGCATTAATCGGTAAGCTTCGTGAGACTCCTTCTGCATTAGAGTGATATCCGTAACCAGTCGAGCCGGAAAGGATAAAATTTGATGTTTCATTTGCTGTAGGGGTTGCTCCGCCAGTATACAATAATGCCATTGAAGAATAATCTAAACCATCCGCACTTCCGAGACCGGCGTTATCCCAATCATTAGCAACTAATCTTTGTGCAGTAGTTCCATCTCCTCTTTCATAATTAGGTGACCCGATTGTATTATAAGAAGCGTCTTCAACTGGTAATTCTGGTACTACATCTCGGACCTTTTCACTTGCTTTAAGCGTAGCAACCTCTTCGTCTGTTAGCATCATTGAAATCAAACTATCTAATAAACTTAGATTAGATTTGACCTGCATTCCTGCAGCTTCATTTGCTAGAAACTCTGGTTCGTTAGTTCCTTTTACGAGAACAACTGTATGCTTATGCTTTTCCATATTAGCTCTCTAATACTAACCCTGTTAAGGATACGGTAATTGTTGCAGTTCCTGAGTCTATGTTTGTAACAGTAACCGGAACAGTTGTTTCTGAATCATCAACATATCCGTAAATTGCCGGAGTTACTTTAAACTCAGTTGTTCCTGATTGAGTCGCAATAAACTCGGCAATAACGCCTCCACCTTCTGGTGGATCTTCACCTTGAGTTCGAGAAGCATCGGCTGTTCGAGATGCTGTATCACTATAGATACGAACCCAGCAAGGTGCATCTACTTGGCATGTATACAAGGCATACGAAATACCTAAGTTTGCGAATGATAAGTTAGTACTCGATCCAGCGTTGAGGCTAGTTGCTTGTTCGGATTCGGTAGCTCGAGATAGTGAACCACCTCCGCCACCGCTGTTACCGGCCGCAGGTTCAATTACAATAGTACCAACCATACTCGAGTGTGCTTGACATATGTACCTATAGTTACCAGAAATACCTGCTGGAATTTTCCAGAATAAAGCGCCACCTATTCCTGCGTTTGCAGCTGAACCTTCGTAATAGACTCCTAAATCAAGTGCAACTAGTCCTTCATTATAATCTGCACCTGCCGCAGTTTGAATTACGAATGGGTGTACAGCACCACCTGCACCAGTTAAATCAAATCCAACTGTCGTTCCTGCTTTTACATAAATTGTTGGGTTATCAGCTGTACCATATTGGTCAAAACGATATGAAGAAGAACCATTATTAGTAACCTTTAATACAGTGGTAGCATTTAAGAAACTGTTTTCAAATAATGCTTTATCTGAAACACCGGCAGGCTGTTCACTAATGTTTAAATAAGTTGGAGTGAACGTTACGTTTCTCCAAGTCCCATCACTACCGAAGTATTTTAAAATATCATCAGATTGTGGATTTGTAATTGTAGTATCAGTAATATCAGCCATAGCAGTTGAACCACCGCCACCTGATAATGCGGCCCATGCAAAATCTGAACCATCCCACTGTAATACTTGGTTTGCACTTGCACTACTTACGTTTAGGTGAGCACTTACTGCGTTATCATTATATGCACCACCACCACTTTGTGAAATCCAAGAATAGTCAGTACCGTTCCAACTTAATATATCGTTTTCGCTAGCGCCACTTACATTGATATGAGCATCAACATCGCTATCAGCATAAGATCCACCGCCACCAGAGATATCATCGAATACCAAACCATCAGCATTACTGTTAACAACCAATGCTTGGCCGGCCGTGCCAAACGAACTTGGTGTATCAGATAAACCGATTATAGTACTTGAACCACCGCCACCACCTTGAGCTACCCAAGTATATGTACCATCTGCATTTGACTTAAGTACATAATCAACGGTTTCGCTATTAGTAATATTGGTTGAGTAAACGATGTTGTTTAAAGGATCGGAATAGTTTGTTACTGCACCAGCTGAAGTGTCTGTTAACACTTTACGCCATTCACCGTGAGCGTAATACAATGCGCCTGTATCGTGAGCATGCCCAATAGATCCGTGATAAGTACTTGGGCTTAGAGCGAGTAATGATTCTTCCGTATCATGCAAGAATGAAATTTTATGAGGTTTTCCAACAAGATCGAATGCTCCATTTTGATCGAAAAGAACTTCTGCATTTGTAGAACTACCTAATGCGAAATATAATTCCGTGAAGTTATCGTTTGCTTTATCGAATGCATTCCTTAACGGATCACCTGTTCCGTCGTTCGCTGATGCACCGATATTAATTATCTGCTTGGCCATAGCATTTTTTTCCTAGAGTTTGGTTAACTAAATATTTATTAACTAGTTGGTTCGTGGTCAACTGTAATGAAAGAACTATCAACAGTAAAGTTCGTTACCGATGCTTCAAGGCTGTCAGTATTCGCTGTGTCTAATGGCGAACCTCTACCATCGTCATTGAATCGTCGGAAGAATCGAGTTCTTGCATTATTCGGCACTTCAACCTTATAAACAAAGTCACCGAATAGTTTTGTTCCTGCTAAGTGTACATTTTCTTTGAGTGTACTTTCATACATACTTAA